CTTCTGGCGCTACGCCGAGCTGAAGCAGAAGCTCAAAGACGCCTATGAAGAGCTGGTGATGCACACCGACAAGGTCCGCGAACGCACCGCCCAGTTGGGTGCACTCAGGGAGAAATCCGAATGAGGTTCTACGCCGGCATCGGCTCCCGTGAAACGCCGCAGTCCGTCCTGCAGGAGATGACGCGCATCGCCGAGGCTCTGTCGATGGCCGGTTACGTGCTGCGCTCGGGCGGCGCTGACGGTGCGGACACCGCCTTCGAGAAGGGCGCGCAGCACGCGGAGATCTACCTCCCCTGGGCAGGCTTCAACGGCAACGCCTCGCCGCTGTTCGGCCCGCGCATGTCGCGTCAGTGCATGACGATCGCCGCAGAGCATCACCCGAACTGGGGCGAGCTGTCCGACGCAGCGCGCAAGCTGCACGCCCGCAACACAGCCCAGGTGCTTGGCCCGCAGTGCGATGCGTTCTCGGACTTCGTGGTGTGCTGGACGAAGAACGGCAAGGGCGGCACTGGCCAGGCTATCCGCGTCGCGCGTCACTACAACATCCCCGTCTACGACCTGGGCGTCTTGTCGCTGGAGTACGTCAGCAAGAAGATCAGCCACCACATCGGAGCACACGCATGAGCAACTGCTCGATCTGCAAGCAACCCATAGCGCCGGGCGACGACTGCGGCGGTGACTGCACGAGCTGCATGGCCGAAGCCGGCGACCTGGAGTGCATCGTTACGATGTACGAACGCCTGAAGCGTCATCGGATGGTCGAAGGTGTTACCGAGGAGATGATCTCCGCCGGTCTGTCCGCCATCGTGACCGACTACCGCGCCGAAAACGAGGCGGACGAAAAGGTCACAGTGGAGCGCGCCATGAAGGTGCACGGTTTCCACCATCCGATCGACGGCAGGGAGATGGTGCGTGCGATTGTCGAGGCCGCGTTCGCCGCCGAGCAAGCTCTCGCCGCGCGTCCGTCCGGTCTGCAGATCGTTGGTTACATGGACCCTGCAGCTGACTTCCTGTTGCCGCGTGCCGGCGAGTGCGTACTGATGAGCAAAGTCGAGGTGTGCTTGTGGCGCGCCCCGCAAGGCGTCTACACCAAACCGATCTACGCTTCCAGGGAGCAAGCCGAATGAATAAGAACCAGCTGAAAACGATCGTCGCAGCGCTGACCTACAGCCAGCCCACGGCACGCAACTACCCGGAGCCCGCGAAGCGCCACACCGACGCGCTGAAGTTCGCTACCGACGCTCTGGCTCTCGCCAACGACCCGATGGAGGCTCTTGCCCGCGAGATCGCTAATGCGGTAGTGGCCGCCGAGGTCCGCCGACTCGTGCAGGTTCACCTGGCCAGCGTGTCCACGCCCACGGTCTCCATCATCAACGGCGAGGTGGTCGGCACGGTCTCCGACGAACAGGTGCACGTGGTGTTGATGGACGCCTTGCACCGCGTCGCCGAGCGCAACGGCTACCCCGAGTGGGCGCATTTCGGCCCGCCGTGCAACGTTGAAGGCACGTGGTTGTGGGTGAAGCTCATGGACTGGTGTAAGCGGATGGGCACCGCGCCCGGCGACCAGAACGATCTGTTCGCTATCGCTACAGAGGCGCACAAGTTGTACACCGATGTGCCCGTGCAGGGCATCCCCGGCAACGTCCTCACCCACCGCAATGCCTGGCGCAAGGCGTTGGTCGCCGCTCGCGATGCGGCCGAGGTATCGCCGCCGGACGTCGACGACCGCGCTTACTGGGAGCACGAGATCCAGGCCTTCGACCGCACGTTCGACAAGCTCAGCGAACTGATCTGCCAGAACGACACCAAGGAGAAAGACGCATGAAGTACACCATCGAGCATCACTCGGGCCTTGCCCTGCTGCGCTACGGCAGCGAGTGCCGGCCGGCGACGGACGTCGAGGTCGACCTGGTGGCCCAGCTGGAAAAGGCCACCGCCAGCCTGGCCGCCGTCGAAACGCAGCGTCCCCACTGGGCGAAGGGCTACACGGACGACAGCGTGGCCGCTCAGTGCGCCGCTGCGGCGCTCTCCACGCTGTGGTCGCTGTTGGGGGTCACCAACCAGACGCAGGCCGTGTTGGCCCTGCAGGAGCGCCTGGCGGGCGATGTCGCCTCCACCGCGTGGGAGGGCCACACCATCTACGAGGCCTACCAGACCTGGCCGGAAGATCTGAAAGCCCGCTTGTCGCTGCAGGATCTGCGCCGCATGTCCGGATGGAAGCCGAAGTCCAAGGAAGACCAGGTCATCGACCTCCAGGAAAAGACCGGCGTCCTCTCGGCAGAGGAAGCGCTTGCTCGCCGCGTGGAGGGCTCGAAGCCGAAGGGCCCCGACGACGCCGCACGTCTGGACTGGCTGGAGCGCAAAGCAGGCAAGTCGTACACCGGATTGACGATCGACATGCGCGGCGATCTCCGGGGCTTCCGCCTGATGTGGCACCACTACGCGACGAACGGTGGCCACAACAACCTGCGCTCTGCGATCGACCTGGAGATGGCCCATGAGAGTTGACTTCCAGGTGGTGAAGGCAGTCGCTACGCGAAACCTCCAGTGCGAGCGCGGGTGCGGCAGGAAGACCACGCGGCAGCGGACTTTCGAGTGCACGATCAACCCTTTCAACCGCAACGAGGACGGCTCGGTGAAGACCGAAAGCGAGGTGCGCGCCCAGGCCCAACAGAAAGCCGATGACTGGCGTCCCGAACCGTACGTCTGCAAGTCTTGCAAAGGAGTCTACAAGTGATCTGGAAACTGCTCGCTCTCATTCTGTCCCGCCCGATGATCGCCAACTGGATCATCAACCGCGCTCAGCGTACACCGTACTTCCACCTCGATGGCTACATGAATCGCTGGTGGTTGTTCAACCCGTATCAGCACGCCAACGGCGCCTACGTGAAGCAAGGGTGGCTGCGCAAACGTCTGCCCTCGGTCCGCGTGCACCAGATCCTGCGCGCCGACAGCGACAGCCACATGCACGACCACCCCTGGAATGCCCGCACGATCCTGCTGCGTGGTGCGTACAGCGAGCAGTACCTGGGCAAGCACGGGGCGGTGTTCCAAGCCGTGCGCATGGCAGGCGACACGCGGGCGATCCGGTTCGGCGAATACCACCGGATCAACTGGGTCTGCTTCGACAGCGTGTACACCCTGTTCTTCACGTGGGACTACGCCGGCACCTGGGGCTTCCTGGTGAACGACAAGAAGGTCCCGTGGCGTGAATACCTGGGGATTGACCGCTAACCGGAAACAGGTTAGCCTCCCCTCACCGAATAAGGGATACCGCCCGAATGGCCCGCAAGATTGCCGAACCCGAAGTGCTCACCAAACGCCAGGTGATCGAACGCCTCCAGGAGTATGTCGACAACTTCAACTCCCAACGCGAAGCGGCCGACGCGATGGGCGTCACCCAGCAGGCGATGAGCTCGATGCTGAAGGACCGCATCCCGCTTCGCCCGGCCGCGCTCGACGCGCTTGGCCTGGGCCGCGCTCAGCTCTACACCACCGCCGAGGTGCATGGACGCTACCTGGACGGGGTGCTGCACGACGATCTGTAATGCGCCGCAAGCGTCGAGAGGGAGAGGTGGTGTGCGGGTGCGGAGCTTACCGCTTTCCGCATCGCATGATGGGTGGACGGTGTAGCGGCGGTGCGTTCGTCGATGAGGTATTCGAGACGCGCCGCGACTGCCGTAACTGCCACTTCCTCGACACGCACAGCTGCGAAGTAGTCGACGGGCGCGAAGCAACACACCGCTGCCCGTCACTGGAAGAGTTCATCCGATTCAACAACGTCAAACTGTATGGAGCCAACCGTGGAAAATAAAATGTTGTCCCTCGCTCAGGAGAAGAAGTGATGCCCAAGGTCATCGTTACCGGCACCGGTTGCCTCACCCAACAGCAGGCCAAGCGTCTGAGCGACGTCTACCGCGTGCACCGCACGGAGAAGGCGCGGCTGTTGATCGACTTCGTCGCGATCCCCAACGGCACGGCGCTGCTGTGCGAAGAGCTCCCGGTGATCTATGACCGCGACGCCACTGTCATCGAAGCGTCTGCTCTCTGACCTGTTCCTTTCGCTGCCGCACGTTCGACGCGTGTGGCTCAACCGCACTTACATGGGGAACCTGACAATGAGCGGAAAACAAGTAAGCCTTGCCTACGGCGGCTACGAGATCGTCCAGGTTGAGCACCGTGGCCTGCACGACAAGAGCGACACCGCCGGCTTCGACGTCGATGTGGTGTACGCGGTGACCGACGAGCTCGGCGATCCGGTGCTGCCGCTGGTGCAGCAAACGTTCTGGACGCCTGGAGATGCCCGCGCTGCGATCGACTGCGTCAACAGCTTCAAGCCGACCGGCAAGCACCTGCCGAACCGCCGCGTCCTCGGCCAGCAGGCGCATCGCTTCACCCAGGCCATCGCCTGCAGGATCAACTTCATGACGGTCTTCCTGGCCCTGGAAGAGATCAAGAAGGAGTGCACCGCCTCGGCCGACTTCGACGAGAACCCGCGCGAAGCGATCGAGGGCATCCTCGGCAAGCTCTTCGCCAAGATCGAGGAGCGCAGCCCGTGAGCGGCATGTCGGCAGCAGACGCGAAGAAGGGAGCCAAGAAGCCGCGTGAGCAGCGCGGCGAGGCGGCAACGGTCTACACCATCAACGGTCAGCAGCACACGTTCGCCCAGGTGGTGGAGTTGGTGCACGCCTATGACCGCACTGCAGTGGTAGCGGAGAAGACGATCAAAGCCAGGCTCGATCGCGGCCACCGTGATCTGAAGGTCCTCGCTGCCGACCGCCTGCCGCACTTCCGCCCCACGGCACTCCGGGGGCGCGCACGATGATCCGCTATCTGGTCATGTGGTGGGTGCACATGCGCCCGCCGACCCACGCCAACATGTTCCGCACCGTGTGGATGCTGTTTGCGCGCTACGGCCTGTCGTTGGGCATCCTGCGCGACGCAGTGACGCCCGACCACGCGTCCCTCGACAACGGCATGACCAAGGACGAGATCCGCCTGTACGTCGTGGAGGGCGAGCTGCGCGTGCATCTGCCGGCGCACGTACGCGGAAGCGGCGAGAAGCACTACAGCTACACCGACGGGGCGCACGGCGAGATCAACGTCTGGCGTCTCACGCGTGGCCACCACATCCACAAGCCGGCCGACGTGGTCGGAATGGTTGAGGTCGCAACGTACACACCCACCTGGTACATCGTATGGAGAAAGCAATGAGCAAGCCGGAAAACCCTATCGTTTATCCACGCACCAAAGCGCGGGAAAGTCTCATCAAGCAGATCCAGAAGGAGGCAAAGCGCATCGGCAAGGGCAACGCTATCAGAAAGATGCAAGCCAGTGGCCGACCTGCGGTGGACAGCATGAAGACCAAAGAGCTCCGGATGTTTCTCGAAGACCTGAAGACTCAGCCGGCCGCAACGCCGCTCACAGACAAGCCGAAGGCCGCTAAGAAGCGTGCGGACGACATCGAGCTCGGCGACGAGCCGAAGGTGGTAATTACGGCAGGCCCGAAGATCTTCTACCCCAAGAGCAAGAAACCCCAAGACATCGCAATCGACGAACTGAAAAAGCTCAACCCCGGCGTCGGGGTTGAGGAGCTATGGAGAGCGTTGGAGGCGCTGATGGAGAAAGACCTACGGGACCGCAACCGCAGGCTCGGAGTTGATCCGCTGATGACCGGTCTTCGCACCCTAGCCAGCGCGAGCGGCGCAGCTGCAGAACAGATCGGCGGCGACCACTACAAGCAGTTCACGCTCCAGCCGGCCGAGATCGCAACACGCAACGGCCTCTCATTCCTGGAGGGCAGTGTCGTCAAGCGCATGCACCGGCATTCGCGCGGCGGCAAGGGCCTGCAGGATCTCCAGAAGGCGATCCACGAGATCCGCCTCATCGCAAAGTGGCAGTACAACGAGGACATCTGACATGAACCTTCCGAACAGTCTCGACCCGAACGCGAAGAAAGACCCCGGCCAGGGCGACACGGCTGTGGACATCCTGCGCGGCACAAGCAATCCCATCATCACCTACTCGGCTGCCGAGCAGCTGCAACACCTGCTTATCGCTGGCCAGGCTCCCGGCGAGCACACCCTCAACGTGTCCGCCATGATCCGTGGGCTGCAGCTCTCCACCGACGTCTCCCACACCCTGGCCAGGCGCTCCGGCTGGTGGGCCGAGTACGATGCGATGCCGGAGCAGTACCGCAAATATTTCGTCGTGACCAAGTTGATGCTCTGCGTAAGCGAACTGTCCGAGTCGATGGAGGGCTACCGCAAGTCGATCAACGACGATCATCTGCCGCATCGCAAGATGTTCGAGGTGGAGCTGGCCGACGCGCTGATCCGCATCTTCGATCTGGCCGGCGCACTGGGCCTCGACCTCGCGAGCGCGCTGATCGAGAAGCTGGTCTACAACCAGCACCGCGCCGACCACAAGCCCGAGAACCGGGCAGCGCCGGGAGGTAAGCAGGTATGAGCGACAAGACCCGGTATGCCGTGGTGCGGGACACAGCCGCCCAGGGGCTCGTCGACGGCGTCAACGAGATGATCGACCAGGGGTGGGAGCCGCTAGGCGGCGTCGGATTCGCCAACGGTTACTTCCTGCAGGCGGCGGTGCTGCGGCCGGAAGTAGTGGTGGTGGCCAACGTCGACGTCACCTCGGTCGACGGCCCGGCGATCAGCACCCTGGTGCGCGACGGAGGTACGGCATGAAGTATTACTATCGCTTCCAGGAGCAGGACGGCAGCTGGAGTTCTTGGGTGCCTTGCTCTCGCCGCCGATACGAAGAATTGCAAGACGCTGACGGCGTACAGCGCCGCGCCACTCAGGAGTAGTCATGCGTAATCGCCACCCTGGTACGTGCTATGTGTGCTTCTCGCAGGTCAAGGCCGGCGAGGGTTTCTTCAACCGTAGGCCGGACGGCAGCGGTTGGCGTGTGCATCACGCTGGTTGCACCCGCGGCAACGCCCCCAAGGATGGCCCCACCTCGCTGCTGCAGGTCGACGCTGAGCACTTCAACGTCGGCCTGCTGCTCCGCGACCGGCGCGTAGTCGAAGCGCCGCCCATCGTGAAGTACATGGCCAACTGGTCGCAAGACCGCGTCGAAAGTTACTGCAGCAAAAAGGGTTGGCGCTGCAAGGAGACCCCGCAATGAGTGACCACACGCAAACGCAAGAAGCAATGGGCCGCGCGCTGTGCAGAGAGCGTGGAGTCGACCCCGAGGACATGAAGTGGGCGAGTTACAAAGGGTTCGACCGCAAGCGTAAGAACTGGCAGTGGGCGGCGGACGAGATCATCGACCTCCACCGCAAACTACTCATCCTGGGGATGGTGGAGTGACCCGGCGCGGCTACCAGACGGTGCTACAGGCCGTGCGCCTGAGCGCGAAGAAGTGCACCGGGAAGAACGCCGCACGTTGGGCGGAGAGCACCAAGGAGCGCGTTGCTAACCGCGTCATGATGGGCGAACGCGTGGAAGACGCCTGGCGCAATGAGCGACAGCAGATTCGCGCAAAAAGAAACCCCCGCTAGGCGGGGGTCGGGGTGCCGGGTTAACCGCTTGGCTCGATGGCGTAGGTGTCGGACTTCCGGGCAGCTCCACCATAGCGCACGCGTTACCACTGACGCAACACCCTATCACTGACGAATCAATCCCTTCGCCTCCAGGGCGTCCAGGCACTTGTGCTCGACGCCCCGCAGGCTCTCGGAGGAACGGTACACCCCCTGCACGCCCAAGATCCAGTCGGACGCCTCCTTGCTCAGCCTGGCCGTCCCTGGGCCGCTCAGCGCCGGCCTCCACTCGACCCACTTGTCCGCCTTCGGCAACACCGGCACTGCAGGCGCGGCCGGCTGCTTGCAGCGAACCTCAACGGGCTCGGGCCGCAATTGCGGCAGCTCGTGCTTGCTCGAACTGGTCTTGCACCCGGTCATCGACAGGATGCACGCAAGAGCCAAGAGCAACGGGAGCCGTTGCAGGCGCGTCGCGGTAGATGACATCGACCTTCTCCTTTCCAGTGTTGGTTGCGGCGTCGATCGCGTCGATCGCTGCAGCGCCGGCCTTGGCCGCGTCCTGCCCGATCTGCGATGACACCTGGTTGTTCGCAGCGTTCTGCTCACCCTGGGCTACGTTGGCCGCGTTGGCGTCCGTAGCGCGGGCCAGCTGACAATCGGTCTTGCCCTTCTCGTAGTAGTGGTCCGAGAAGGCGTACCAGCTGACGCCGGCACCGATCATCAAGCTACCCCCGAGCAGAACACCGCGACCCATCGACGTGCCGAACAGCCATGCGATCGCGGTGCTCAACATGGCTCAGCCCTCCGGGAACGCTTCAGCGTATTCGGCGTCGGTGAACTCCTTGACGCACACCATCTGCGAGTCATGCGCGACAACGGTGGCGATCTGGCCAGCGCTCAGCACGCTGTGCTTCGTCCACGGCTCGCCCTTGCCGGGCGCTGTGTAGATCACGACCTTCTTCCCTTCGTATCCCGGTGCAGCAACGTTTACGGTAGTGGTCATCTCACTTCTCCTCGATTAGCCGGGCTTCGGATTCACGACGTGCCGTCAGCCCGGCTTCGTTGACGGTGCCACGCCACAACCTGGTCATGCTGCGGATCTCCCGCGCCATGCAGGGATAGTCTTGCTTCGGGATGCACGTGTCGCGCAGCGCCCGCATCTCGCGACGCGAGTCGCCGCTCATCGCCACGCCTCGGTTGTACACCAGGTCGACGATCGCCGCGCACGCGTTGGGGCTGAGCGAATCGAACCCGTCACGGAAAGCGCGGCGCGCCTGCCGGTGGTACTCGATGACGCTGCGCTCCTCGAACACCTGGTAGGCGTAGTCGTAGCGGGTCACGATGTCCCGGTAGTCGACCACCGCCTGGCCCGCCCGGTTGCCGGTGATGCCGGCGGTGGCGGCCAGGCGCTCGACGTGCTCGTGGCCCTGCCAGTCCAGGCGGATGACCTGGCCAGTCTGGTGGCCGCCGTCATACCCGATGCCCCAAGTCACCCCGGACTGCCCGCGCGGCCAGATGGGGGTCTGCAGACGCTTGGCGTAATAGGCGGGCGAGGTGACCTCCCACCGGACGATCAGGGACGCCGCTGCGCGGTGGCAGGCGGCCTCCGCAGGCTCGGGGGGCGGGGGTAGTACCGGGGTGGGGTCTGCGATGGCCTGCACGAGCGCCTGGGCGGCCTCCACCGGGGCCCCGATCGACGGCGCTGCAGAGGCTACCGCCTCGGGCAGGGTCTGGTTGGCGACAACCGCGGCTGCGACAGACGGCGGCTCAGCCACCGGCAGCAGCGGGACCTTGGCCTGGTCGACCCCCGGAACCGAAACTGGCCGCGCACAGGCGGCCAGCGTCAGGAGGGCGACGTAGATGAGCCGCCGGCTCACCGCGTGTACCAGTAGGTTGCGAAGGCCAGGGCCACGGCCCACTCGATGCGGTCGGTCCAGACGATCCAATGCGCGTCGCGATCGCCGCTCTTGCGCAGGTTGAACAAGTCCAGCTCAGTGCGGTCATGCAGGTCGAACCAGCACCACTTCTTGATCCACCAGGCGGTGAAGATGATGAGCGTGATGCGCACTGCGTTGAGCGCGTAGCCGAAGATGTCGCCGAAGCCCTCCACGCCGATACGCGAGTCGATGGACTTCAGCACGATGTAGCTGCCGAACAGGAACACCAGCATCACCGGCAGCTGCAGCAGCAGAATCTGGTTGCGACGCCAGAACTCCCACAAGCGGCGACGGAAGGAAAGATCGGTTTCGGGGTTACTGCTCATCAGTTTTCTCCTGGGGCGATGCGTAGGGACGTGCAGGCGTTTGGCCGCCGCGCGCGAGGTACAACTCAACTGCGTGGATCTTGTCGGTGTGCTGGTCGATCTTCTTCAGGTCGTCGCGGACGTCCTCGAAGCGGAAGTTCACGCCCCAAAGTGCGCCGCCTACCAGCAATGCGGCCGTGACGCTTATCCCGCTGACCCAACCGACCGCGCGGCTGATCTTGCGCTCCACCTGGTCGACGGCTCTGTCGGTAGTGTCGATCTGCGTCTGCAGCTCGCGCACCTGGTTCTCGTTCTCCGCCTCGTGGCGGAGCCACCGGTCTTCGTTCTCGCGTTCCATGCGCTCAAACCTTGTATCGAGTTTTTTGTCGAGATCTCGCAGCGCGGTCTCGATCCGGTTCATCCCTGCCCGGTCTTGCTCTGACGCAGCACGCAGGGCCTGCACGTCGGTGACACGCTCCACCACCTTGCGAACTTCAACCTGGACCGCGTCCAGGGTAGAGGACATATTCTGGATACTGCCTTTCACTTCGGATTGCAGGATGCGATGGTCGGCTTCCTGTCGCTCTTGGCGAATCGCTAGTGCCGCACTGTCAAACGAGACCCCCTGCTGTTTGTCTGTCACGCGGCGCGTCCTGTTGGTAGGTGAGGTTGGCATGGCCGTGGATTCTCGTTCAGCAGGGGGTCGGGGTCAAATAGCGTCGATCATGTTCTTCAGTTCTTGAATCGCCTGCTGCACGTTCGTAGCAGCCATGCCAGCGATCGGCGAGATACGCACCTGAGACGCGGGGAGTTGTTGCGCGTACCGGATCAGCACAACGCCAGATCCGCCGTTACCGGCGGCACCAGTATTGCTCGAGCCCGAGCCACCGCCACCGCCACCGCCGCCTGTGCCGTTCACGCCACTCGTCCCGTTCACCGCCGTACCGGTGCCCGTACCGCCAGTACCGCCGCCCCCTACGCCGCCCAAACCGCCATCGCCACCACCACCGCCGCCGCCGAACCACCCGCCGCTTATCGGGTAGTTAGAGAAAGCCTCCACATACCGCCCCGGACCGCCACCGTTGTTCGACCCACCGATGCGGTTTTTGCCCGGCCCACTTGCGCCACCGCC